AAGGGTGAAAAACCCACCACTATGCCTGTGCCTTGGAAAGATCGTCGTACCTTTAAGAAAGAAGGATTTTCTCTTATTGGTGTGAATTGCGGTTTGAAGAAAACCACAAATGACAAGGGTACAGAAGTTAATGATATTCAACATTTAACTCCTTTTGATGCATGTCAGTATATTTCCGAAAATCTTCAAGATGGTGTTTCTGTTTATATTCGTGGTAATATTGAGTTTTCGCATTATGCCAACAAAGAGGGTGAATTACAACATAATTCAAAATTGGTTATTACTCAAATCTCGCTTTGTAAGCCTGTAGATTTTGAAGCAACTGATTTCAAACCTGATGCTCAATTTACTCAACCTTTTGTGTTTATGGGTGTTCGTAAGGAAGATTCTGTTTTTGTAGCAGAAGGTAAAGTTGTGAATTATGCTACCGTTGAAGATGCTGAATTTACCATCGAAAATCCCAAAATTGCAGATAATTTTAGAAAGAATGTTAAACCATATACTGCTATGAAAACATGGGGAGATATTCGCACTGTAAAAAACACTGAAGTTGTTGAAGAAAGTACTTCGGATGATGGTTGGGGTGAAAAGAATGCCATGGATCGTGTTACTGGTCAATATCGAAAAACTCTTATTATCATGGGTGCTGACAAAGAATCTCTTGATCGTGAAACTTATACCGAGGCATTACTAGACAAGGCTATTGAAACTATGGCTGCCAACGAAAATGCCAAGAAAGATTTTGGTGAAGGAGATGAAGATTGGGGTGGAGATAGTAAAATTAGTGGTGAAAAGAAGGAAGATGATGATGAGGCTTGGAGTTAGTTATGAAAAAATTAACCTTTAAGTATGCCGACGATGACTTTGATGTGGTTAGCATTATCACTGGCAAAGATCATGAAGGCGAAGATGAATTAGATTTATTGAAACAATGTTTCGTTTTTCTTCTTAGGAAGCTTGATTATACTGATGATCAAATTAATGATGTGGTTAAGGACTAATTAATGTGAATAAGGTTGGTTGACCTTTATCAACCAACCTTATAAACATACATATGAAAAATAAAATTTGTGGAATATATTGTATTGGAAATACAATTAATAACAAAAAATACATTGGGGCTAGTAGAGATGTATTTCATAGGTTGGCTACACATAAAAGTATTTTGAGAAATCAAAGACATAATAGAATTTTGCAAATTGATTTTGACGAATATGGTTTTGAAAATTTTGTTTTTTATTTATTAGAAGAATGCTCTATTGATGAATTGGCAAAAAGAGAAGTATATTATATAAAATTATATAATACTTTGCATTCTGATTTCGGATATAATATTTTTAAAGGTGGAGAAAGAGATTTGCAATATATTCATTCCAAAGAAACAAGAGAAAAAATATCAACTTCAAACACTGGAAAGAAAAGAAAACCATTGGACGAAAGTGCAAAAGAAGTTATGTCTATTGGTTGCCAAGGGAAAATAATGGATGTTGAAAAAACAAGTAGATATGTTGGAGTATCATTTTGTTCCTCTAACAAAAATAACATTTGGGTATCTGTAATTTACCATAAAAATAAAAAAATACATTTAGGTGCTTTTAAGACAGAAGAAGAAGCCGCGTTAGCTTACAACAATAAAGCCATAGAATTATATGGCGATAAAGCAAAATTAAATATTATAGATAATGAAGGAGATTTAAACAAATGAAATATGCGAAGAATGTACTTAAGGTTGATATTTCGAATTTTAGGCACTACTGGCGAGGAATCCCCAAAATAGGAAAAACAACGCTTTTTAGGGACTTGCTCGTTGAAAGTTATGGCGATACAAAATTTGGTTTATTAATCTCGCCTGGAAATGAGACAGGTTACAAAGCGCTCAGTGACATCGTTGCTCACGAAACCCCTACATGGGAAGATTTTGTTGAAACTGTTGACGATCTTGTAGAAAATAAAGAAGAGAATGAATTCAAGCTTGTTGCGATTGATACAGTGGATGAATTAATTTCAATTGCTTCTGATAAGGTTCTCAAGGTTCATTTTGCCCGAAAGAGCGAAAAGGCTTTTACTCTAAACGCCGCATTAGGCGGTTTTGGCCAAGGGCATATCATGGTTCAAGATTTGATTAATGATCAAATTCGTAGACTTGAGCTTGCAGGTTATGGTCTTGTTTTCATTAGTCATACAAAGATTAAAGAAATCAAGGGCAAAACCGAAGAAGATACTTATAGTCAATTGACCTCTAATATGGAAAGTAGATTTGACAAAATTTTTGCAGACAAGGCTGATCTGATTTGTACTTTCATGACTGTCAAAAATGTCAAAGATAATAAGCTTGAAGGAACTTCTCGCTATATTTTCTTCCGCAATGATGGTTTTGTTGATGCAGGTTCTCGTTTCAACAATATGCCTGAGAAGGTTGAAATGTCTGCAAAGAATTATCTTGAAGCATTCAATCAAGGTGTAATTTCCTCATTTGGCAAACCTGTTGACCAAAAAGAAATTGAAAGATTGCGCAAAGAAGAAATTGCTAAACGTGATGCAGATGCTGCAAAGTATGTCGCCAAGGCGAAAACTGGTAGTGTTGAAAATGCGGATTCTTTGAAGACTGCTGAAGATTACATTGCTTTGATTGACAAAGAAATTGCCTCTTTAGATAAAGAGGGGAAACGTCAAAAGCAAGAAGAGCTTAAGGAACATAATGTCCCCACTAAATACAAGGAACTCACCGACATTGAAGTTCTTAAGACTATTTTGAAGGTTGTTTCAAGTAAGTAATTGAGACAATAATAGTAAGGTTATGATAAATAGGTAGGGCATATAGTAAGGTTTGTCCTACCTATTATTATAAAAAAGATACGATATAAAAAGAGAGTTAATTATGGAAATAAAAACAACTCGAAAATGTAAAGTGTGTAAAAATCTTATTGTGTTAGAAACGGATAAATTCGTTCCTCATAATAAAGATGATTATTATCATCAAGATTGTTTTATAGAAATGATGAATGATAAGAATAAGCAATTATCTCAAGATGAAATATTGGAAATAATAAAAAAAGATAGAGAAAAAAGTCACGATAGAATAAAAATGCTTATTGACAAAAATCATCTTTTTGTATTTATTGTTAAAAAATATGAATTAACTTTTAAACCCAAATATCTTTTTCTTAGATTTGAACAAATTTTTAATGGTTCTTATAAAAATATAACGGAATCTGTATCCCCAAGTGATTTATTAGATATGTGGCTTAGAAAAGAAAATGAATTAGATAGAATAAATCAATGGAAAATTGGCAAGGGCGAACCTCTTGATGGATTAAATAGATTATGGTACGACGTAGCGATACTGCTTTCCAAGGCATCCAGTTATAAAAAATGGAAAATGTCACAAGTAATAAATGATAGAACCAAAGAAAACATTATTGAAGAAAATAAATCAAAAATAGATTATATGAAAATATATAATGGAAACAAAGAAAGAACTAATATAGAAAACATTCTTGAGGAGATTTGAATTTGAGTGACATTGAAGAAAGAACAAAAAATATCCCTAATGAAATTTTAGTAGTTGGAACTATATATAAACATCCTGAACTTTTAGTCGAGTATTCTTTTTATATAAAAAGTAAATATGATTTCGCAGATCCTACTTGTAAATTTTTCTATGATAACGCAGATGTAATTTTCCAAAAAACACCAGACGCTTTTAATAGTCAGTCCAACATTGATCTTTATATGATGGAAGATAAAGAACGCTTTGAAACATATAAAAAATATGGTGGTTGGAAAACTATTGAAGGATGGATGGAATTGTCATCCATAGATGATTTTAAGAATTACTTCGATTCTTTAAAGAAATTTTCATTGTTGAGGGAATATTTTCGTGGGGGGTACAATGTTGAACGGATTCTAGATCATTCAAAGTTCAATTTATTCTCTCCAGAGGACATATATCGCCTGATCAGAACTCGCGTAGATAAAATTAGAACTGTAATTATGAAAGATAATGACATAGAAGTATTGAACACTAATATGTCTGAAATTATCAAAGGGTG